GTATAATCTATATAATTATGTACTACGGAGGTCGCACGAAATGAACTTAACCGTTTCAACTCTAGTCTTGGGATCGGTACTATCTCTTTTTAGTTGGGCGTCACTATCGCCGATGTTACCATGATACATCCTGAATAAATACTAGCGAATATCGTCGCCGCAGGGGAGCAACTGGCAAAATCCAGTTGCAACCCCTATTTTTTTGCGTTATAATATACAATGAAACTTTGTAAACCATATTATGCCTTGGTTGAGTTTATCAATATTGTTTCCAATTGCTGCCGCACTTGGTATCCCTCTTCTACCTGATAAAGGAGACGGGAAAGTTGTTCGGTGGTATGGACTATCAATTACGTTGATCACGTTTCTAATTACCGTTGCTGGGTATCTGAATGGATATGATCCCTCAGTAAGCGGTCTACAGATGTCTGAGAGGATTAGTTGGTTACCTCAACTAGGTTTAACCTGGTCTGTGGGTGCAGACGGTCTATCGATGCCTCTGATTCTTCTGACGAGTTTTATTACGAGTCTTGCAGCACTTGCTGCATGGCCTCTTAGATTCAAACCAAAACTGTTTTACTTCCTCCTCCTATTGATGGATGGTGGTCAGATTGCAGTCTTTGCAGTTCAGGATCTTATTCTATTCTTCCTATCATGGGAGTTGGAACTTGTTCCTGTTTATCTGATGTTGGCGATCTGGGGTGGTAAGAAACGTCAGTATGCCGCGACTAAGTTCATTATTTACACCGCAGGTAGTTCTCTATTCATTCTTATTGCGGGACTTGCAATGGGATTCTGGGCATCCAACGGTGTTCCGAACTTTGAATACACTTATCTTATGAATCAG